CGACCTCGCAGATCGTGACGCGCATTCGTGGCACCAAGACGGCGAACTACATGGACGGCTTGCTCGCAACGTCGAAACGGGACGCGGAAGCCATCACCAGAACGGCATTGCAGCACGCGGCCAGTCAGGCACGACAAGCAACCTGGTCCGAAAATCAATCGGTCATCAAAAGCGTGAAAGTGGTCGCGACTCTGGACAGCAAAACCAGTCCGACCTGTCGCTCCCTGGACGGGAGAGTGTTCCCGGTCGACAAGGGACCGCGCCCACCGTTCCACATTCGCTGTCGCAGCACCATGGTCGCGGTATTGAAAGACAAATATGCGGGACTGAGCAAAGGACGAACCCGATCAGCGCGGGATCCAGAAACCGGCAAAGTCGAAATCGTACAGAATCAAACCTATTACGGATGGTTGAAAGGTCAACCGGCATCCGTTCAAGACTCCATCATCGGGCCAACGCGAGGAAAGTTGTTGCGCGATGGTGGGCTCACGGCAGAGCGTTTCAGTGAACTGCAGCTCGGCAAGAACTTCGACCCGATCACCTTGCCCGAAATGCGGAAACTGGAACCAGCGGCCTTCGATCAAGCAGGACTTTAAAACAACGAGGTGAACCATGGCAGAAGCGGCCAAAGTAATTCAGCAACCGAAAGACCCTTACAGCCCGGAATGGGCAGCCTACTGGGATCAGCATCCTGGGGCATATCGTGGAGTCGGCGCAGAGGGAGCCGAGAAAGTCGAAGTCGACAAGGCAGAATTTGAAAGTCTGCAAGAAAAAGTAAAGAGCATTGATTCCTTGCAGGAATCAGTCACCAAGCTCGAGGAAAACAACAAGGCATTGCTGAAGGAAAAGGCTGACGCCAAGGATGCCGCTCGCAAGGCAGCCGAGGAAGCGGCCAAGAAAGGCGGTGATGTGGAAGCACTGGAGAAGTCGTGGCAGGAAAAACTGGCAAACGAAACGGCCAAGCGCGACGAGAAGCTAAATGTGTACCAGCAGCAAATCAACAGTCTGACCGTCGGCGCAACCGCGCAATCCATGGCGGCAGAGTTGGCGCTGCCTGGCAGTGCCGATGTTCTATTGCCACACATTACCAAGCGATTGTCGGTGGAAATAACCGAAAACGGTCCGATCGTTCGGGTGCTTGATAAAGCGGGAAAACCTTCAGCAATGAGCATCGACGATCTGAAAAAGGAAATCAGCACGAACGAATCGTTTGCTCCGTTGCTGGTGGCCTCGAAGGCCAGTGGTGACGGCGGTGCCGGAAAGAAGGGTGGCAAGGATGGTGCGAAGACCATCAAACGAACTGAATTCGAAGCATTGTCACCCGCTGATCAGGCAAAGCACTTCAAGGAAGGCGGAAAGGTAGAAGACTAGCACTCGATCCTCTGCAGGATCAGTGCCTCGGGAGTTAGCGCCCACAACATCCAATCAACTTAACTGAATGAGGTATTAAAAATGGCTGAAAATACAATCACGGCAATCCTGCCGGATATGTACGAGGCGCTTGATGTCGTTTCCCGGGAGATCACTGGTCTGATTCCAGCGGTCACCATGTCGGCAAGCGCAGAACGCGCCTCCCTGAACCAGAACATCGTTGTCGATGTTGAGCCGGACTATGCTGCAGGCGATACCATTTCGCCGGCCATGACCGTGCCTGACCCGACCGGCGAGACCTCTGGTTCCGTTACCATCCAGATCACCAACTCCAAGGCATACAGCTTCGGGTTCAACGGTGAGGCCCAGAAGGGTCTGCAAACCGGCCCGGGTTACATGAGCGTTCGCGCGAACAAGATCGCGCAGCGTATCCGTACCCTGATCAACGATGTGGAAACCGATCTGGCCGCGCTTCAGGCAACGTTCTCGCGTGCTTACGGTACCGCCGGTACCACGCCGTTCGCGACCGCTGGCGATTTTACCGATGCGACTTTCGTCAAGAAGATCCTGACGGACAACGGTGCCCCGGTGTTTGACAACCACCTGGTAATGAACACCGCTGCCGGTGCGACCTTGGCCGGTAAGCAGGCCGCCGCAAACGTGCAGGGTTCCGACTCCATTCTGCGTCAGGGCATCTTGCTCCCGCTGAACGGAATGGACCTTCGCCAGTCCGCGCAGATCAACGACGTCACCGCTGGTGCAATGGCTTCCGCCACCACCAATGCTGCCGGTTATGCCGTCGGTGCTACCGTCATCACCCTGGCTACGGCTGGTACCGGTGTGGTTGCTGCAGGTGATGTGATCACCTTCGCCGGTGACACCAACAAGTACGTCGTGACCTCGGTGAACTTCGCAGGTGCGAACCCGGCTGCTGGTGACACCATCACCATCGGTGCTCCTGGTCTGCGTGTCGCCATTGCTGCATCAGCTACCGCGATCACCGTGGTTGCCAGTCATGCCGCAAACATGGCGTTCGCCCGCTCTGCTTTGGTGTTGGCAGCTCGTCCGCCTGCACGTCCGGAAGAGGGTGACCTGGCATCCGATGTCATGCTCGTTACCGACCCGCGTTCTGGCCTGACTTTCGAGTTGGCCATGTACAAGGGCTATCGCAAGGTTCGGTACGAGATCGCACTGGCTTGGGGTGTGAAGAACATCAAGCCGGAGCACACCGCGATCCTGCTGGGTTAATCCTTCTCAAAACCTTAATCAAGGGGACTTCGGTCCCCTTTATTTTTTACAGGAGATAAAAATGGCCGAAACATGCGAAACCGTGCTTGTCAAACGCGAGGATCACCCGGACGGCGCTGTCCGAATCAACAAGGAAGACATGACCGAGGATGATGTGTTATTCGAAGCCGATTCTGAACAGTCTGGTCCGAAAGAAGGCACCAAGGACTGGCTGAAGGCTCAGCTAAAAGAGAAGGGCGTCGAATTCGACGAATCCTTGTCAAAAGCGAAACTGCAAGAACTGCTGGACGCGCAGCAGTAAGTAAATGGCGCTTACAGTCGAAGATGGTACCCAGGTCACTGGGGCAAACAGTTATGTCTCCCGCGCCGATGTGATCGCCTATGCTGCGGCGCGGGGGGTAACGCTGACCGATGATGCGACGACTGATGGATACTTGATTCAGGCGGCTCAGTACATCGACCAACACGAGCCGAACCTGAAGGGCTATCGTGTGGCGCGTGACCAGGCGATGGCATTTCCCCGGAACTTTGTCTACATCAACGGCTGGTATTGGGCCGGCGATGAAATCCCGACAAATCTGATTAACTGTCAATGCGAGTTCGTGATTGATCTCAAGAACGGCGTTGACCTATACAACCGGCCACTGAACGCGAACCTCGCGCAGAAGCGAGCCAAGGTCGACGTGATTGAAGTCGATTACGCGATCGACAAGACGCCTCAGAACGTAACCCAGACCAGCAAGGGCGACGCCCTATTGATGACCCTGCTCCGAAATGAAGGGCTGACGCAGCTCGTCCGCGCATGAGTTTTTATTCCGATATTGCAGCGACGGCGCTGAGCCTGCTGCAGAAGTTTGGGCAGACGATCACGCTGGTTCGAGTAACAGGTGCAAGCGTTGACCCGGTAACCGGGGCAGCAGTGGCCGGAACCGATGCGTCCGTGACTACAACGGGCGTCCTTGGAAAATTTCCTGACAAATTGATCGATGGCACGCGCATTCTCGCGAGCGATCGTCGGTTGATTCTGTCGAATGAACAAACCCCGGTGATGTCCGATCTGGTCACGGTCAACGGATACAACTGGACGATCATCGATATTGAAACCGTATCACCCGCCGGTACGGACGTGATCTATATCTGCCAGGTGCGCCGATGAGTTGGGCCAAGGACTTAGTGAAACTCTGCCAGAAGGGTGGGCACGACATGGGTGAGCTGTCGAAGGCACTCAAGATCGAACTGTTCACCGGTGTTGTACAGGACACGCGCGTTCGTACTGGTCGCCTGCGCGGCAATTGGCAGATACATGAAAACGAACCAGCCAAAGCCACGCTCTATCGCCTCGATCCCACTGGGCAGAAGGTCGCCCAGGACATCGCGAAGCATGCAACCGCAAACGGTGTGACCTACTTCACGAACAACCTGCCGTATGCCGTGGTATTCGAAGAAAAGGACGGCATGGTCGGTCGTAACGCCGCCCGCGTACAGCAGAACGTGAAGAAGATGGCAAAAGCACTATGACTCTGAAAATCGACCAAGCCTTCACGCAAACGATTCTGAGTGGCGGCCTTGCAATCGACCTGGTGCATGAGAACGGTCTGTATTCGCAATGGGGCGGCGCGAGCTACACCAGCAAGAAGGGGCCATATACGCCGGGATCCAACACCACCGGATTCGCGGAACTTGCCAATTTCCCAGCCGGCATCGACCCGCTGAGCTTGAATGATACGGACGAAGCCACTGGCTTCTACCAGGTCATCGTGAAATACCCGGCCGATGGCGGATCGATCGCAGCAAAGACCAAGGCCGACGAAGTGCTTGCGCTGTTTCCGTTGGGAACCGCTATCACGTACAGCTCGCAGAAGGTGTATCCAACTACCAAGAGCCTGAGTAGTGGCCGGGTCGACGGTGGCTTTTATCAAATCACGGTTCGGGTGAATTACCGGGCATTTTTAACTCGTTAAAGAGGACTGAAACATGACTGATGTATCCATTAATACCGGGACGACGATTGGAATGTCGGCCACGCTCCCGGCGACTTTCGACTCGGTTGGTTATGCCGCTGTCGGCAGTATCACCAATATTGGCGAGGTGATCGATTCCGGTGAGGCAGCCAAGGCATACAACACGATCGCTCACCAGGCAGTCGGCCGCGCCTATCCGCAAAAGCTGAAGGACACCTACGATGTCGCCAACATCACGTTGACGCTCGGTCGCTATGATGCAGACACCGGTCAGGCATTGTTGCAAACCGCGCTCGCAGCCGCGGCGAGCTACACGTTCAAGATCTTGTTGCCGTCAGGCGGTATCACCTGGTTTACCGGCAAGGTAATCAAGGCGGGTCTCGGTGGTGTGGCCACCGGCAAGGTCGGCACTACGGTTGTCGAGATCGCGGTCGATCCTGAATCCATCTTCGAGGAGTAATCGAATGGACCTTTCAAAATACAATCTCGAAGTATTTGCAGAGCAGGGCGTCGACATGGAGTTGATGGACCCTATCTCTGGCGACGTGTTGAAACAGGACAATGGCGATCCGGTCACGATTCATTTGCTTGGCATGGATTCGAAAGCCTTCAAGCAGATTAATCGGAAACAGCAACGCCGACGCACGGAAAAGATGCTGAAGAGCCGAGGCAATAAGATCGACTATTCGGTATCCGAAGAAGATCGCGCCGAAATGCTTGCCGCAGTCACAACCGGGTGGAGCCCGGGCCTGGAGGAAGATGGCGAGATCATCGAGTACTCCGAAGATGCCGCCTATGACCTTTACCTGAAATACGCATGGATTGCTGAGCAGGCCGACAAGTTCATCGCGGAACGCGCCAATTTTTTTCCGAGCTAGTCGAGCGAGCCTGTAATTACGTCAGGCAACTCGCTTGGCTGGCTGCCCGACCGGGTAAAGACAAACTCACGCGACAGGAACAGCTCGAGCTCGCCGCAGACGAAGAAGAAGTCGACCTGCAACTCCCCGAGCTGAACGGCGCGGAAATCCTGATCGACATACTTGCTGAGATCGGCTTCACCAAGCACTCCGGAGACCGGCTGATTCCGATTGACATGGAATCAGTTCGGACTTGGATGCAAATCAATCTTGAATGGTTGAGTCCGGGTGAAGTCGAGGCGCTTATGTCCATTTCAACAGCCTACGTTGATCAGCACTACAAGTCCCAGGAACGAAGTTGTCCTTCCCCGAATCTGCCGAAATTGCCGAACCGGGAAACTGTCGAGAGGAACATCAAAAACATGTTTTCGGTGATCAAAAATGGTTGATATCGTCAATATCGGTTTGAAGGTTGACTCGCGCGACGTTGATCGGGGCACCAAGTCCCTGGATCAGCTCGGCAAGCAATCAGAAAAAACCGAAACCGCGACGAAGCGGATGCTCCGTACTTTCGCGGGTTATGCAACCATCGGATTCGCCGCGAAGAAAATCTATGACGCGATCGACGCGCACCGACAATTCACGAAAGCGATCAGCGAACTCTCCGCCATCACCGGCGCCACCGGGAAGGACCTGGAGTTTTATTCCAACTCCGCGCTGATTGCTGGATCGAACACGGTCTATTCGGCGACCCAGATTGCCGGCGCTTACAAGCTGGTTGCGTCTGCGAAACCGGACTTGCTAGCCAATAAGGAAGCACTGGCATCCGTTACACAGGAAACCCTGACCCTCGCAACTGCTGCTGGCATTGACCTTGTCAGCGCGTCGAATGCAGTCGGCGGCTCACTAAACCAGTTCGGCGCTGCTGCCGACCAGGCAAGTCGTTTCGTGAACGTCCTGGCAGCAGGTTCGAAATACGGTGCCTCAGAGATCAGTGACACCGCCGAGGCGATGAAGGTATCTGGAGCGGTCGCGCACAGTCTCGGGCTCTCTTTCGAAGAAACGAACGCCGCCATCCAGGCACTCGCAGCGGTCTCGATCAAGGGATCGGAAGCAGGTACCGGCCTCCGTGGCGTACTGCTCAAACTCTCCACGCAATCCAAAGACGAATTCAACCCACAGATCGTCGGTCTCGAAAAGGCGTTGCAAAACCTCGCAGCGGCCCACCTCACCACCGCTGATAAGGCAAAACTGTTCGGTCAGGAAAGTATCACCGCGGCGACCGCGTTGATCCAACAGGCCAACAGCATCGGCGGTCTCACCAAGCAACTCACCGGTACCCAGACCGCCATGGAACAGGCGCGCATTCAGACCGATAACCTCGACGGCGATATCAAGCGAATGAACGGCTCCTGGTCGACCGCGTCCGATCTGCTGGGCCGGGTGGTTGATCCGATCTTGCGAGGGATTGTTCAGCTACTGGAGAAGATGGGAAAAACCGCATCGTCGATGGCAATCGGTTTCGAGGATGCTGGTCAGGCTGTTGGCGCGTATGCCGCTGCGGCCGCTGCTGCCTTGAGTGGAGACCTCGATCGCGCGAAACAGATTCTTGATGCCCGCGACAAGGAACACGCCGCCAATCAGCAATTAATCAACGATATCTGGAGCGGGAAAGCAGCCGCCGACGAAAAAGCGAAATCGGACGAAGAGGCCGCTGCCAAATCGGCACAAATCGCGAAGGAAGCGGCCGAACGAAAGGCGGCACAGGAAGCAGCGCAAAAAGAGACAGAGCAAGCAAATTACCTGCAGTCTCTGCAAGACAAATACGACACGCTTGATACCTTCTTGCAGACGGAAACCGAACGCACAAAGGCCGCCTACGATCAGCGTGCTGCGATTCTGCTGGATGCGCTCAACAATGAACTGATCACGAAAGCCAAATATCAAGAACTGTCCGCCAAGTTGGAAACAAAACGGTCAGCCGATATGAAAAAGGCGACCGACAACGACAAAAAAACGCAGATCGAAGGTGCGCTGAATACCGCTGCAAACGTGTTCGGTGTACAGAAGCAGCTCGCAATCGCAACGGTACTGACGAAAGCCCCCCAGGCGATCGCAAGTGCTGTCGCGAATGCCGGCGGTCTGCCGTTTGGTTTGTGGGCGGGTATCGCTACCGGTGCAGAGTACGCCGCACAGTTGGCATCGGCTTCCGGAGTTTCGCTCGGTGGCGGTGGTGGTGGAATTAAAAACCCAGGTGGTGGCGGTGGTGGTGGGTCAACCCCAACTGCACCAACAGCGCCATCTATTTCGCCTGCAGGTGGTGGGGTGAGTGGGGCACCTACGCAAACCGTCCACGTCACGATCGATGGCGTATTACCAACCGATCCGGACCAGCTTGACCAGTTGGCGAAATCAATCGCCAAGAATGTCCAGAACGGCGGGAAGTCTCCGGTGGCAGCATGAGCAATCCATTTTTTCTGCACACCAACCTGATGCTGGCCGCATCCAGTATCACCGTGACCAGTGCGGCGACCGGCTTCGAAAAAGAGAAGTGCTACGACAACCGCACCGGCACTTCCTGGAAGGCGAACGCGGCCGGCACGGTCTACGTCACGGTCGACATGGGTACGGCAGTCAGCGTCAATGCCTGGGGCATGTACGCGCAGAATCTGTTCGAGAACAGCGGCACGATCAAGTTCCAGTATTCCACGGACAATTTTGGCGCGGACATCAACGATTTCGGCTCTCTGGTCACGCCGACCGACAACAGGCCCGTGATGAAAACCGGCGCCACGGTGAGCAAGCGATATTTCCGGTGGGAGATTTCGTCGACGGGTTTGGCTTCGGCGATTGGCGCCCTGTCATTCGGTACCTATCTCGAATTCGAACGCGGACTGAATATTGGATTCGAACCGCTCGCTCTGGCGCAACAGTATGTCCCCTATGACTCGGAAACCGATGCCGGTGAGTTTGTTGGCCGGTCGCTCAAGAAAAAGCCGATCAAGGGCAAGCTGTCATTCGAGCCAACGTTGACCGAATCGTTTATGCGTAGTGATTGGCTGACGTTATTGCGTGCGATCGAGCAATATCCGTTTTTTGTAATCCCGCAGCCGACCGATTATCCGAACGAGGTTTATTTCGCGCGTACTGCAGGACCAGTGCCGAACCCGTCTTATTCATATTCGCAATACCTGAAAGGGGAGATTCCGCTGGTCGCGAGGGTTAGCTGATGGCATACGCAACCGAGCGGGACAAGGTCGGCCGCAAGCCTTTCCTGCGGGTCGAGGCGGATTTCCGGATTTGCGCGAACACTTACGGCGTCGCACCGTGTACTGCCTCCGGTGGATCTGGTAACGAATGCCGCAATGGCCGCGCCGGCTGTCAAGATCCAGCGAACTACAACGGATCGGCGACGAACACGATTATATTCACCGAGGAACACGTCGAGATTCCCGGGTATGAATATCTGCCGCTGTTAAGAAAGACGAACCTGGTCGCGCCGAAGATATACGTCGACAAGGGGCTCGGTCGTCGCGCGCAGATGACGCTGACGTTCCGGAATGCCTACACGCAGAACTTTGTTGATGACTCGCCGCTTGATCCCTACTGGGCGAACAGGACCGGAACGCCGCAAGGCACGTTTCTCGGTAAGCTGAAAGCGATTTACAAGTATTACCAGGGCGCCGAGGTCCGGGTGAAGTCCGGCTATATCGCCGATCCTTACGATCCGGCGGACTGCGTCACCCGTACCTATATCCTCGACGAGATCACCGGCCCGGATATGAACGGGCAGATGACCTGGCTGTGTAAGGACATCCTGGCGCTTGCGGACGACAAGCGATCGAAGTGGCCGGTCGCGACGACGGGCGCACTTTCTGCTGATATCACGGATACATCGACCGCATCGTTCACGCTCACCGGCGGTGCTGGCCAGTACGATGCATCCGGTTATCTTCGCATCGGCGACGAGGTGATTCAGTACACATCGGGTTCGGATTCAGGTAGTGATTTTGTTGTAGGTGGCACGATCACCCGCGGCGCATACGGCACAACCAAGAACAAGGCCTCGCACAGTGCCGGTGATACGGCGCAGATGTGCTACGAGTTGAACAGCACAAACATCGTCGATTTTCTCGACACACTGCTGTTCACTGCTGCCGGGATTTCCTCAAGCTACAAGGATACGACCACC